CAATGGCGCGCGGGCTGTCCGTACCTCAGGCGGCGGCAGATGTTGGCGTAGGCGAGCGCCACGCGCGCCGGTTACTTGCACAACGATGCAAAAAATGAGTGCGGCCATTTCGCGCCACAGATTGTAATTTTTTTCGCGGATGGTTTCGGTATGATTCAAAACAGTTTGAGCTGTTCAGGGTTCGGGATTGCGGCATTTCTCAATGGAGAAAATCGCGCGCATAAATCTCGTGTGACCTTGCAATGGCCGGATGCTGATTCCCTTGACGGGGCGTCGGTCAAACGAAAAAGAGTGCCGGTCGCTGTTCTGAGCTGGTGTTATTTCGTATTGGCCCACGCCTCGTTTTTTGTTGCGTGAGTTGATACGCAACCAAAGGAAAGCAGCATGCAAAATCAATATCGCGCTGTCTTTGACCTCGAAACGCGCGCCGAAAGTAAGGGCCGCACGTTTCCCGCAAGCCTTTCGAGTGAAGCGCCTTATGAGCGCCATTTCGGCTTTGAAATTCTCGACCACAACCCCGCAGCCGTGGATTTGTCACGCGCAAAAGTTGGGTTGCCGCTGTTGTTTAGTCACGACCCTGATCGGCCTATCGGCATGATTGAAAACCCACGTCTGGAAGGCGCGAAGCTGCGCGCGGACATTCGGCTTTTCAATACTGCCGCTGGTGACGATGCGTTGGAGATGATTAAAGGCGGCTTACGGTCGGTTTCAATCGGCTACCAGGTCAACGCAATGGAAAAAACAGGAACGGAGCAAGGCGTCGATGTGTATCACGTTAGATCGTGGATGCCATTTGAAGCGTCGTTAGTTTCGATCCCCGCCGACACAACTGTCGGCATCAATAGATCCCACACCCCATTTGAAAAGGAACCACACATCATGCAAACACAAACCAAACCCGCCGACGAAAAGGGCGAACTCCACCGCGTTAAAACTCTCTATGCGCTGGGCGATCAATACAGTGACTATGTGAAGCCCCACGAAGTGCGCGAGTGGGTCGAAGCTGGCGTCACTGAGGCAGACTTTTTAAATCGCGTCATGAGCAAGATCACCAACAAGCACACCGATGTGCGCAGCAGCGTAATCGACCTGAACCCCGCCGAGCTAGAGCGTTATTCGTTCGGTCGCGCGCTAGTGGCGAGTGTGACCGGCGATTGGCGACACGCGGGTTATGAGCGTGAGTTATCTCACGACCTGGCGAAACGTTCGGGCAAAGACCCGGAAGGCTTTTTTGTACCACCGCAAATTTGGGGCAAGGGCCGCCGTGCAAAGCGAGACTTCAACGTTGGCACAGCCGCGGAAGCTGGCAACCTGGTGCAAACGACATTGATGGGCGATTTGTTCGTTGATGCGCTGCGCAATGAACTCGCCTTGGCTGGGCTGGGCATGACCGTATTGTCGGACTTGCGTGATAACGTCGATTTGCCGCGTAAGAGTGCTGTGGCAACCTTGGGGATGTTGACCGAGATTCAGGCCGCAGCCGAAACGCAACCCAACACGGCAAAAGTCACACTCTCGCCGAAACGTATCGGCGCATTTGTTGAAACGTCAAAGCAGGCGCTGATTCAATCGGCAATTGCACTTGAGCAAATGATTGCCGATGATTTGCTGGCGGGTGCGGCTGTTTTGATTGAGGACCAAATCATCAATGGCGTAGGCACCGGCGCAAACATGCGCGGTATTCGCTCGACTGCCGGCATTGGTGCAGTGGTTGCCGGCGCTAACGGCGCTACCGTTGCTTGGTCGCACTTTACTGACCTCGAAAGCTCATGCAGCACGGCCAATGCAGCACCTGGCACGCGCGCTGGTTATCTCACAAATCACAAGGTTCGCAACCGTGCAAAAAATGTGCAGCGCGGTACGAATCTGGCGTTCATCATTGATCCGGATGTCGCACCTCGGGCCGATGGTTACACCCCCCTTAATGGTTATCGTGCGGCGTTCAGCAACAACGTACCAAGCAACTTGACCAAAGGAACATCGAACGGCATTTGTTCTGCCGCGTTGTTCAGCGCTGATTGGTCGATGGCCTGCCTGGGCTTGTTTGGCGGACCCGATGTTGTGGTGGACCCGTACACCTTGGCGAGCACCGGCCAAGTGCGCATCACGTTGAATCAGTACGCTGATTTTGGCGTTCGTCAACCATCGGCATTTTCGGCAGTGGCGGATTTGCTCACGTAGTAGTTTCGGTGGCGCACGACTAAGCTCGCGTCGTGTGCCACGAGTTACCTGTCTGGTATCCCAGGTGATTCGTTTGGAGTTGCGAGCACTGGCCCGTTGTCAGATCGTATAGCGGGGCGCATACACCAGAGGCCGTGCCAACCGGCAGCAGTATGCGAAAACCAAAGGCCCCAGCATTCGTGCTGGGGCTTTTCTTTTGGTCTGACTTTTTAAGTTGGTGGTTGTCATCATCGCGCACCTGTGCGCTTTGCAATTCACACGCGCGGCCATTTTTTCATAGCGAAAACACGCCAAAAACATGCGCGCAATTTGTTGTGTAATTGTGTGCAAAAGTGCGTTATATTTCGTCGAATGGAGGGCATGTCGGCGCTGTTAATCCGCAGGTCCCTGGTTCGAGTCCAGGTCGGGGAGCCAGAATGCCGAACGGGGTGCCAATTCATTGGTGCCCCGTTTTTTATTTCTCAGAAATAAGGCGGCCCAATGTTCGAACAAGCCTTCAAAAACATCGACGACGTGCTCTGGAAAGACGCCGGTTGCACCAGCGAGCTGGACTACACCGAGCAATCGTCTTGGCTGCTCTTTCTGAAATATCTCGATTCGCTTGAGCATGATAAAGCCACCGAGGCTGCGCTCGATGGCAAGAAGTACACGCACATCCTCGACAAGCCGTATCGATGGGAGACGTGGGCCGCACCGAAGGGTAAGGACGGCAAGCTAGACCACAACACCGCCTTGACGGGAGATGATTTGATCATCTTCGTCAACACCAAGCTCTTTCCCTACCTGCACAGCTTCAAGCAAAAGGCCACCGGCCCGAACACCATCGAATACAAGATCGGTGAAATCTTTGGTGAGATAAAGAACCGCATCCAGAGCGGCTACAACCTGCGCGAGATCATCGACCATATCGACGAGCTACGTTTTGCGTCGCAGACCGAGAAGCACGAGCTCTCGCATCTCTACGAAGCGAAGATCAAAAACATGGGTAACGCGGGGCGCAACGGTGGTGAGTACTACACGCCGCGCCCGCTCATTCGCGCCATCGTTGCCGTCACAGCACCAAAGTTAGGCGAGACCATCTGCGATCCGGCGGTCGGCTCGGCAGGTTTTTTGTGTGAATCATTCGATTACCTCAAAGCGCAAAACCCTAAGCGGACCACTGCGCAAGACCGCATGCTGCAAGAGCGCACCCTGTACGGCAAGGAAAAGAAGTCGCTCGCCTATGTGATTGCGATCATGAACATGATCCTGCACGGCATTGAAGCGCCAAACATCATTCACACCAACACGCTCGCCGAAAATTTGGCGGACGTACAAGAGAAAGACCGCTTCGACATTATCTTGGCGAACCCACCTTTCGGCGGCAAAGAGCGCAAGGAAGTGCAGCAGAACTTCCCCATCCGCACGGGCGAGACGGCGTTTTTGTTTTTGCAGCACTTCATCAAGCTGCTCAAAGCCGGTGGCCGCGCGGGCATCGTCATCAAGAATACGTTTCTCTCGAATACCGACAACGCCTCGGTGAGCTTGCGCAAAAAATTGCTCGAAGAATGCAACCTCCACACCGTACTAGATTGCCCCGGCGGCACCTTTATCGGCGCGGGCGTGAAGACGGTGGTGCTGTTCTTTGAGAAAGGCACCAAGACGCGCAAGGTTTGGTACTACCAGCTCGACCCCGGCCGCAACATGGGTAAGACCAATCCGCTGAATGATGCTGACCTAGCCGAATTCATCACGCTGCAAAAAACCAAAGCTGATTCGCCCAAAAGCTGGAGCGTGGATGTGGCGGATATTGATACGACTACCTTTGACCTCTCGGTGAAGAATCCGAATGGCGGTGAGGAAATCGCGCACCGCAGCCCACAGGAAATCATGGATGAGATTGCGGCGTTGGATGCGGAGAGTGCGGAAGTGTTTGGGAATATTAGGGCGCTGCTTTGAAGAAGGTGTGGGCGGCAAAAACGCTTGGGGAGGTTCTCGAAAAGACGGAGACGGTGAACCCGGCCCAATCTCCGAGCACGGAGTTCGATTACATCGACGTGTCGAGTGTTTCCAACTCGACTTTTGAGATTGAGGAAACTCAACGCCTTAAAGGAAAGGATGCTCCAAGCCGAGCGAGAAAGCTGGTTCGAACAAACGACATTATCTTCGCAACGATTCGCCCCACGCTGCAGCGAATCGCCGTCGTCCCGGCACATCTCGACAGGCAAGTTTGCAGCACTGGATATTTCGTTCTCCGGCCAAAGCAGGGAATCGACCACCGCTTCGTCTTCTACTCGCTCTTTACCGAGGATTTCATCGGGCAAATGGAGAGCCTGCAGAAAGGTGCGAGCTATCCAGCGGTCACCGATGGCGACGTACGAGCGCAAAAAATTCCTGTTCCCCCGCTCGCCGAACAGCTGCGGATCGTTGGCCTACTCGACGAAGCGTTTGAGGGCATCGCCACCGCAAAAACCAACGCCCAAAAGAACCTTCAAAACGCCACCGCACTTTTCGAAAGCCACCTTCAATTCGTTTTCACTCAGCGCGGCCTGGGGTTCAATGAGACAACGTTGGGCGAGGTCGTCGAGTTCGTCGGCGGTTCTCAGCCGCCGAAGTCCGTCTTTTCTAAAACGAAGAAGGCCGACAACATCCGCCTCATTCAGATACGCGACTACAAGAGCGATAAGCACATCGTCTTTATTCCACGCGCTCTGGCGAAACGATTCTGCAATGCAGATGACGTGATGATTGGCCGCTACGGGCCCCCACTCTTTCAAATCCTCCGCGGAATCGAAGGTGCGTACAACGTAGCGCTGATGAAGGCGGTCCCAGACGAAAAAAGGCTTTCACGCGACTTCCTGTACTATTTCCTGAAGCATTCCGCAATCCTGGAGTACGTGATTTACCACTCCTCACGCGCAGCGGGCCAGATTGGCGTGACAAAAGAAACGCTCGAACCTTACCCAATTGCTCTGCCTTCGCCGGCTGAACAAAAAAGAATTGTCGAGACGATCACGCACCTCGAAACAGAAATCCAACGCCTCGCCCACCTTTACGAGCAAAAACTCGCCTCGCTGGAAGCACTAAAGAAGTCGCTGCTGCGTCAAGCCTTCAGCGGCGAACTGTAACCATGCCTCGCGACGCCACCGCAAGATGCC